CATTGCTCACTCCAGCCGTTTTATTAGTGTTTTCAGCCGTTTTTGGCTTATCTTGCGGCGTTTCTGGTTGTTTAGGTGCTCCGGGTTGATTGGAGTATGGTTTCGGTGCGAAATCATCCAACCCGTAACTTTTCATGGTATCTTTATCATCACTCAGTTGTTTTGCTTCATCTTCGAAAACATAACCGAAAGCATCAACATAGGTCGAGCGGCTCAGGTTTCCAGTATCATAAAGATTACGGAGACCTTCGATGAAGTTTACAAAGCTATGCAGAGAAATGGGTTTGAATCTAACTTCCGGGTAATCACTAAGATTATTCTCGGTAGCAATTCTTTTAACAATATCTTTAATGATCTGTAAAATCTTTCTCTGCATATTGTTCATAGTTTTTACAGGAGAGAGAGTAGCGTACTCCGGTTCTGAAGTACCAGATCTTTGTGATTCGCCAGTGGTCAGAATCCGAGGAAATCCAAGAGAATAGAAAATATCCTCGTTCACACCGATATATTTCTTATCATCTAGGATGGGTTCCAATGGGGGGTAAACCCATTTGATTTCTACAGTATGGTTTGTGAAAAGCTGAAAAATACGTTCGAGATCACGCCCACCAGAGTTCCTATAAGTCATCTGATCTTTCAAACTCTGGAATGTTTCTGACTCATCTTCTGTTACTGGAAAATCATCACTACCAACTTTGAACTGCTGAATAGCACCAATTGCTCTAGCTGCCAGGGAGTAGTCTAGTCTTTTTAGGTTTCGTTTATGCTTGAGGCTTTCGAGTGCGGCATGGAGATAGGGTGTTGGGTAGCTACTATCTGCCAACGGTTTTCTCCGAGACACGGTATATTCAGGTTCTAGCTTAAATTCTTTAGTTCCCTTGCGAACTTCGGCTACAAATGCTGGGTAGTATTTTAACCATTTTTCGTACAAAGGCAGATCCTTAGTACCATCTGGATACATACCTTTATTTGTGATAAAAAAGATGGTCTTATCGGGAACAACTAGATAGTAGGATAGCATATCTGATTGTTCTGGGGAGTTGATTTTAATTGTTGAGGAATCTCTAACCCACATAGAAACAGGAACGGAGATGGTAGACATCTTCTTAATCCCGTACTCTCTGAAATCAGAGGTTGGAAGGCTTGCAAATTTCACTTCGGGATAAACTAAACCGGTTAAAAGGTATTCAACGGCACAGGTCTCAGCAAATTCTTGTAACCTATCTTTTACAGCCGTAAAGATTTTTAGCTCGTTCGGGGAGAGTTTTCCCTTACTAATGACCAAATCCGTAATACCAATTTCAATTAGTTTATCTACAACTGTACCAGCAATCGGATCTTTTCTATAAAAGAACCTGCACTCCTTTACTACCTCACCGTAGTTTTTGTGCGGAGCCGAATCCATTTTGTCTATGTCTTGAGGACCCCACGGAGTAGAGCTGGGAGACGTCATGAAGCTATATTGTGCCTTAGCTAACTGACTTTTTTCTGTTCGTTCCATAATTTGTTATCCTGCGAACCAAGAGCTTTTCATCAGCTTCTGTCGCTTTTTTGTGAAGTCCATAGTTTCATGGACTAGATAGTAGGCTAGTATCGCACATAGGAGGGCTGCTGTGAAGTGGTCTTCGCCTTTTTTACCTCCTCGCTCGGTGAGCGTTTTGTAAACAATTTCCCCAGTTACTGTTTTAGAATAAGTCATTCTTTCAAGTTCTGTAACCATTTCAAAATCTGTACTAGAGAATACAACTTTATGGTTATTAGCATATTCTTGTAATACTGAAACAGCTAGGGGTTTTGTTTTAGTTTTAATCTCCTCACCATCTGAATTTGTTCCCATAACAATAGCAGTAGAGAAATTGATCGGTATCAGTCTTTTATGATAATCCTTATGGGCATAGTCTAAGGATTCTTTCAATCTTTGGACAACCGGCTTACCAACACCACCCTCATCTATACCAATAATATAGGGTTTAAACTTAGAATCAAGAAGGTCAATAAACCGATCCTGAATGGTGTAGGATACTTTATTTAGGGTAATACGAGCGTGGAATTTAATTCTTCCGTAGCCATCTTGATATAGAATAATAATTGCTGTTGGTTCCGTATAACCTAAGTCAATCCCTATAATGCATTTATAAGACTTGTCTGGGATTTGTGGGATTAAGTTTGCACGGGTGATATAATCATCAATGTTCTCAGAAATTTCCCACCCATTAATAACCAATTTATAAACCGGGTTATTAATAATCTCAAAAGCTCCACGATCAAAGAGAGAAAATACAGGTTTTCCATGCAACCCACAGTTATGTGCCGAAAATCCACAAGTCACATAAGAATTATCGTCCTCTACTTCTAGGTTATAAACTAAACCAGTATATTCAGCTTCACCAATCTTTTTGATCGGAATCGCTAAAGAACCGTCATCGAATGTATTCTCTATACTAACTTTATTAGTATAAATCGCTGCGATATCTGTATGACCCAGACGTAGGGTATAAACAGGTCTTCCCAAAGATGGTTTCTTATTTGCACAGATATATTTATAATCTGTGTTGATTTTCTTTAAAAGCTCTGCTCTTACACCGAGTCCGTATAAAATAAACAAAATATCATCGGCGAGTCTCTTTGATATAGTAGTATAGGAGGCTTCAAATCTGTGCTTTTTTACTCTGCAAGACCCGTCCCCTGAAAATAAACCATCTAAAAGGGGAAGTAACTCTCTTGAATCCACCCCTAAAAACTCTGCCGGAATATGTTTATTTTCTGCACCACACCCAACAAACTTAGACAAAAAGTTTGATAGGGTTCTGGAACCGAAACACACCTGCAAACTATTGTTTACAACGGTTACCCAGTGGTTTTGTCCTATACTTTTTAAATAGGCGATAACTTTATTTTTTATGTTTATCTCATTAACATTTAATGAGATAGAACATTGACCGCGGGCCAGAGAATTCCCACCCTCGGCAATAAAAATACCAATGAAAAAAAGAAAATCATCTGTAACTTCCAAATATCTAGGTGTTTTAGAAACCAAACGGGATTTTCCAAAACGTGCGTTTACCTTTGTGTAGACATAATCGCCTCTCACAGTACCCAGATCCTTAAGATCAATTCTAGCTGGTAGCTTTTTTGTAAAAGTTGCTTTGGGAAAAGAAACCCGGTCTAGTCGTTCTAATTTACTTGCCAAAACAAATTCAGGCAAAAGACTTACAGCATTTTTATGGTTATCTCTAACCCGTCGTATGTTTCCTTTCCATAAAGCACACTCTGAATTTCCTTTCCAAGAAACTTTTTTTAATCTCTTTGCATAAACCGGGTGCTCTGGGGTACACCAAATAGGATTATAATAACGTTCCGTCTTAATCCCCAGAATCTTGCCAGAATATTCCCTAGAAAATGTATTTGTAACTTTCTTCCAGTTTCCTGTATGAGTTAATACGATATCACCACTAGCCACTTTTGATATTGGCTTAATACCAGAACTAGTAATAATAGGAGTTTCCGGGGTAAAACACACAAAGTGAATGTAATCTTCAGAATCCTCCCCACCATACTGCTCAAGAGCACGTTGTTTATCTTCTTCAGAAAAACGTGGATTTTGAAGGGCGGAAACCCTGTGCTTAGAGTAGCTTGAGTTTTCTTGATCGGTATGGTAAAGAACATTTCCTTCTCGTAGGCCAGTAGGTACGCCTGAGGTTAGAAGTTTAAATCCAGGAGTAAATGTATTTAGGGAGGGCTGTAATTCTTGGAAAGTTCTGTGGGGGTAATAACCACTGTTTTTAGTAAGAATTCCACCGACAAAATAGTTGTGGTTTTTCTCTACCTCAAGTGTATAAAGATACCCCGCTTTTGTTCTTTTTATAACACGAATACTGAGGATCTTTCTCGGGAGAAGGGTTTCTTTTTTCTCGGCATTTTTTACTACTTCTATTTCCGGAATAGTATTATTATAAGTCCCGTTCCCTACCTTGTATTGCATACATTCTGGAATATAAGGAGTTATAATTTTCCTGAGAACTTTCAGTGAGGAATTCTTTACTAGAATACAATACAGGTTTTTATCTGAAACAAAGTAAACAGTGGACTCAATGCCCCACTTCTCTAATAAATATTCTTGAATGAGTTTATTCTCTTCTTCGGAGAAAGAATGCGTTGACCACATCCCACTGGTTGAGCCATCATCCATAAACCAAACAGCTAAACCTAGTGAGTCTAACCTATCAAGATAGGACCTGGTTACGGTTTTCTTTCCATTGATATATAACTCCTCTGCCAAAGCTAAAATTTCCGGGTGGCCGAGTGTTCCAAAGGAATAATTATATTCTCCCCAACCACCGTTTTTTGAGATTCTAGGCTCTGCCCTGACAAGTCTACCTAGCTTAGATCGTAACCAATCCACATATTCTTTTTGTTTTAGGCTATGATTTGTGTGGTATCTAGCCCTATTGATTTCTATACCAGCAGAACCATCTCCCAATAATGATCCAGCAATAATCTGATATTGTTCAGATGTTAATGGAACATCATCGAAGGAACCACGAACAGAAGTACCCAGACGGGCGATCTTTCTAAAAATAGATTGCGCGGTCCGGTGGAGAGTTTTAGCAATTTCGTAAACAGGGACACCATTAGATGTAGCATTTTTTACATAGGAAATTTCACTGTTGGTCCAAGCACCGTGCTTAGGGGGTTCAATAGAATAAAGTGTGTCCCCAACATTTAGTGTTCCGGCTTCAACATACCCACTATCTGTATAAAACCGGTGGTTTTCACCTACTTTAATTTTTCCAGAGTTGGTTTCAATTTCTAAAACTCGCTGGTTTCTTTTTACTTTTTGAACTGAAATCACACTGTCTTCCTCGATATCTTCCCCATTCCAGGAAAGAATTTTATCGCCAACCGCAAGATCAGCTATTTTCCTGCTACCCCGTGGACAGGCTACCCCCTGTCCAGCTACAATACACTCGTCCAAAAGTATAACCGGAGTATGTAAACCAATTACATTAGCACCGGTTCCACTTTGTCCTGCAATACGGCATAGAAGGGTAGCTTGATTCAGCAGCTTGACTGTATAATCTGACCCGTTAATACCACCCCGAGGTTCAATGAATTGTTTTAGAAAAGAATTGCTTCTGAATAACCGAATAAGATTAGTAAACACAGGTTCCAGATGAACTTTAGAAGGAACTGTATATAAGATATAATCATTTGGAAATACATTAAATACAAGGTACCAAATCATTAGTATTGACAGCCCTAGAGTTTTTCCAACTGCTCGACCACAGGCTAATGATTGGTAGTTACTAACATCAAGAAGAAATTCCTTTTGGTATACAGTAAAAGCAAACTTCTCTTCTCTATCTAACCGGTCCATGTTATATACAAATTCACCAAACAAGACCGGGTTTTTCATAATCTCATAGAATACCAAATCTTCTTGAGATACTAGTTCCTTAATTGCCATTAGGCTTTATTTCTCCAATAAGCAACGATTTTATCTTCCCCTTCTCGACTATCAATTTTATATGAGTTTGGTAAATGAACCCCACCAATCTCCGTTTCAGCCCCATTAAAGGGAATTGAGAATCTTTCCTTCATAAAATCTCCTCCCCATTTACGGATATAGTAATTCCGGTTTAGGTTGAAGAATTTATTATTAGATCCACCACTTCCTTGCTTGATAGTTCTACTCCAAAAATGAAAGTAA